CCGCGCGCCCTTCAGGCTTATTTTTTCGCAACCAAATTGAAAAAAACAGGGGTCGGGCGGGGCTCGGCATCTAGAACCCTCGGCCGGGCCCGCCTGAGTCGCGATAGGAAATTGCACGCCGCGCGCATTGAGTTTTTTTCGCTCGTGTCGCTGCTGGCTGGTATCTCATCCCGAATCGCAGTAAAAGCGGGTCACCGGGGGTGCGTCCTATATCTTTATGTTTTCGCGCCGTGGTCGTCGCGCCGTCGCCGGTCGTCATCGCAATATCGCGAGGGGATTCAAGGTGAGTGTATGACCGGTCCGCGTCCGACATCATCGGTCTTAAAATTAATTCGCGGCGACTCGCATCGCGACCGACTGAAACAAGACAAACCAAAAATCGCGGGCGCGCCGGTCGTGCCGCCCGGTATTGCGCTCAGTGTGGCCGAGTCGGAAATGTGGGCGTATCTCATCGAGCACGTGTATCAACCGGGCGTGCATTCAACCGGCGACGGCGCGGCGTTTTGCAAGGTCGCGCGCTTGTGGGCTCGCGTCAATGAAATCGATGAACAAGTGCGCGCGTTCGGCATCGCGTCGAAAAATCCCGCAAGTAGCAAAATGGAATTGCAACCCTATGCGCGCATGTCGCGCGACTTGTGGCAACAACTCGGCATCGCGCTTTCGGAAGTTGGCGCGACGCCGTCGGGTCGCGTGCGCATGGCGGCACCGCTCGGCGATGGGGTCGGCGGCGGTTCCTCTTGGGAAGGCATCGACTGAGTCGCCGCGATGGATCAATTTGTGCTCGATGGGTTTGTGCCGCCGCCGCCGCCACCGGTCGGGCGGCCGCGCAAATGGGAAAACGAGCGGGCCCGGCGCGAGGCGGAAAACATCAAGCGACAAGCGCGCCGCGCGAACCAATCGCGCGCCGATGCATCGAGCGGCGTCGATCTCGATGACGGCACCGAGGCGGCCGACATTCAAAAGCAAATCGACGATGCATTGGCGCGCGCGGGTGTGAAAGTCGAAACGCCGCGCGAGATTCGCGACCGCGATCTCATCGAACTTGCGATTGATTTTCCGAATGTGGCCGAGGGGTTTCAATACGCGCGCGATGTGCTCGACGGTCACATTGACGCATGCAAATTTGTGCGGCTCGCGTGCGAACGGCACGAGCGCGACTTGTGCGCGATGGAGCGCAATGACTGGCCGTTTATATTTAGCGCTCCGCGCGCGGAAAGAGCGCTCCGCGCAATTCAACTCTTTCGAGAGATTAAAGGACCAAGAGCCGGAAAGCGTTTGAAGTTGGCACCGTGGCAATTGTTCATCTATGCCTCGGCGCTCGGATGGATTGATAAGAAAACGACAAACCGCCGCTTTCGATATATTTTTGTCGCCGTGCCGCGCGGCAATGGCAAGTCAACCGGCGCGGCACCGCTCGCGCTTTACATGCTCGCGCTCGATGGCGAGGGCGGCGCGGAAGTGTACGCGGCGGCCGTGACGCGCGAGCAAGCGCGCATCGTGTTCGTGATGGCGCAAAACATGGTGAAGCGCGACCGCGAATTTCAACAACGATACGGTGTTTCGACATCGCGCAACATTGTCTCGCAAGAGTCGAGCGCGTCGATGTTCACGCCGCTATCGCGTGACGCCGATGCGCTCGACGGAAAAAATGTTCACTTCGCCGTGCTCGATGAACTCGCGAAACATAAAACCCGCGAAGTGCATGACGTCTTGATAACGGCAACCGGCAAACGCGCGCAAGCGATGATTCTCGCTATCACGACCGCCGCGAGCAATCAATCGGGCATCGGGTACGAACAATGGAAATACACGCAACGAGTGCTCGACGGCGAGATTGCCGATGAACGCTATTTCGGCATCATCTACACCATTGACGACGGCGACGACTGGCGAGCGCCTGAGAGTTGGCGCAAGGCAAATCCGAATTGGGGAATTAGCGTCGAACCGGAAGTAATCGCAACACTCGCCGAGCGCGCACAAAATGTGTCATCGCTGCAAAACGCATTCAAGCAAAAGCATTTGAATATATGGACTAGCGCGAGCGTGGTGTGGATGGAAATGATTCGATGGAATGCATGCGCCGACACGTCGTTGCGTGAGGATCAATTCACAAACGAGGAGTGCATTCTAGGGATGGACCTTGCCGCAAAAATCGATCTCGCCGCCGTGGTGAAAATATTCCGGCGCATGATTGACGATGTCGAGCATTACTATGTATTCGCAGATTTTTATTTGCCGCAATCGACCATCGATGATTCGGACAATGCGAGCTATTCGGGATGGGCGCGCGAGGGTTGGATAAAAGCCTGTCGCGGCGAGACCATCGATCAACAACTCATCGAGGCGGATATCACAGCGGCGAGCGCGGCGTTTTCGATTCTCGATGTCACGTATGATCCTTGGCAAGCGCTCAACCTTGCATCGAGGCTCGATGAAAAAGGCATACCGTGCATCGAGTATCGACCGACGCTCGCGAATTTCACGTTGCCGATGAAAGAGGTCGAGGCGCTCGTGCGTCAAGGTCGTTTGCATCACGGCGGCAACCCCGTGCTCGATTGGTGTATTGCTTGCACTGAGGCTTGGGTCAATAGCAACGGCGACATGCGGCCGGTGAAAGATCGCAATAACAAACTGCAAAAAATCGACGGCACCGTGGCGTTATTGATGGCGCTCGGTCGGCGGCTCGTGCTCGATGCCGACGGCAAGGGGCAAGCGAATATCGGTTTGCTGTAATTAATGAGCGCATGCGACGACTTAATGAGCACATCTAGACGGCGCGAAAAAGCGGGCATATATTCCCGCGCGACGATGATTCGCGGGCGACGGTTCATCCGGTCTCGCGCACACTTTCCTCGGAGCGGCGACAGTGGAAACAGTGCGACATAGACCATCGAGTAAAACCAGGCAATCGACGCCCAAGCCGCAACCGACACGACCGCAAAAGCCGAAATAGTTCGCAAAGTATTTTTGCGGGCGACGGTTCATCCGGTCCCGCGCAAGAGGTTCACTCTATGCGCATCGACCGATCACAAGTCCCGACGGGGCCGCTCTTTCTGCAAGCGTCAATCGATGAGAATTCAATCGATGACGAATCGCGGAGCATTAATTTTCTCGCGAGCGATGAAAGCATTGACCGCTATGGCGACATCGTAAAATCCACGTGGAACCTTTCGCCGTTCAAAAAAAATCCGGTGTTCCTTTGGAACCATGACCAAAGTTTGCCCGCAATCGGCACGGTGCAACCGATTGGCGTTGAGAATAAACGGCTCATGGTCACGGCGAATTTCACCGATGAGGGCGTGAATCCGTTTTCCGATCAATTGTTTCGCATGGTCAAGGCGCGCGTCTTGCGTGCGGTGTCAGTTGGATTCACGGTCGCGCCGACCGATGTCGAATTGATTCGCAACAAAGAGGATGAATGGACCGGGGGATATAAATACAACAACCCCGAATTGCTTGAACTCTCGTTGTGCAACGTCGGAGCGAATGCGCACGCATTGGCGGTCGCGCGCTCGCTCGGCGTTCCTTCCGCGTTTATCAATCGTGCGATTGTTCCCGATGCGCTTATCGAACAGCAACAACGCAAGATTTTTTTGGAGATAGTCGGCGCACGGGTGCGCAAAGCAAAAATTTACGGGCCGCGTTAGGCATCACTCGACAATTTTTTGGAGTGACTGCAATGAAAATTTCCGACCAAATCGCCGAGCTACTCAAAAGGCGCGGCGTTAAGTGTGAAGCGTTGGAGGAGTTGCGCACGCGAGTCGAAAAAGACGCGCGCGTATTCACCGCCGAGGAGTCAACCGCATTCGATGAACTGACAACGGAAGTGAAAGCCATCGATGCACAAGCCGAGCGACTGCGCGAAATGGAGTCAATCATTGCCCGTCAAGCGACGCCAATCGTGAGCGACATTCGCGTGACCGGTGGCAATCGTGCGACGCCGCCCGGCATCGGGTTCACGCGATGCGTGCGGGCCATCATGTTGTCGCAAGGCAATTTGATGCAAGCGGCCGAACTGTCGCGCTCGATGTTCCGCGACACGCCCGAGGTCGAGTTGGCATTGCGTTCGCAAATGCTGGGTCTGCATGTTCGCGCCGCCGTCGCGCCCGCGTTCACGACTGATCCCGCATGGGCCGGGGCGCTCGCCGCACAACAAACCTTGAGCGGTGAAATCATCGAACTCATTCGCCCGCAAACGATTGTCGGCCGCTTGAACCTTCGCAAAGTGCCGTTTAACGTCAAGATCGCACGCGAGACCGCGCCAATCGGGACGGCGGGATGGGTAGGACAAGGCAAGCCGAAGCCCGTCGGGAAAGGTGCATACGATCTCGTATCGATCCCGATGACCAAGCTCGCGTTGATTGTCGTGCAATCCGAGGAACTCGCGCGCAGTAGCGACCCGAATTCCGAATTGCTTTTGCGCGATGGGCTAATCAACTCGATTGTGAAACAAAAAAATATCGAGTTCGTGAGCGACAATCCGCCGGTCGCGGGTGTCTCACCGGGCGGCATTCTGGCGGGACTGCCGGGCGGTCAAGTGTTTCCCAGTAGCGGCAACACACCGGCCGACGTGCAAGCCGATCTCACTCACGCCGTCATGTTGTTAAACGGTGGCGAGGGTGGCGACGCGCCCGCGTGGATAATGAACCCGATGACGGCGACATGGCTCGGCGGGTTACAAAACGCGATTGGCTCGGGCGCGCAATTTCCGACGATTAACGGCAATCGAACTTTGTTCGGCTATCCGGTCATCGATTCATCGACGCAACCGGCCGACGAAATTATTCTTGTCGATCAACCGCGCATTCTGCTTGCGGAAGATCCCACAATTTCAATCGATGTGTCGCGTGAGGCGTCGTTGCAAATGGATAGCGCGCCGGTTGATCCGGCCGTGTCGATGGTGAGTTTGTGGCAAAACAACTTGATAGGGTTGCGCGGCGAACAGTTCACCTATTGGGCACGGGCAAACGATACGGCCGTGGTGTCGATGGGTGGCATCGGGTACACCGTTTGGCCGCCCGTTCCGCCCGTCGTGTTAGGCGCAAGCGCTCAGAGTCGAACGCCGCTTAAGTCGAAGGAATGAAAAAAGTGAGCGTGCTTTCACGAGTACGTGAGCGCGTTGCCCGCTGGATGGTTCCCGACGGGGCGGGGCCATCCGGCGACTTGACGCGCGCAACGCCGGGCGGATTGTCGAGCATCGTCGGCGGCGGCGGGCTCGGCAATCAGTTGCCGTCGCTTTCACATGGCTATGTGCACGAGCCATTTTCCGGCGCATGGCAACGCAACCAAGAATGCCTCGGGCCGGGCGGAATTTTTTCCGCCGTGTATGCATGCGTCACGACGATATCGGGCGACATCGCAAAATTGCCGCCGAAAATTCGCAAGCAAAACGCCGACGGCTCATCCGAATTGCACGACGCGCATCCGGCCGCGCGCGTCTTATGGCGGCCGAACAGTTATCAAACGCACGTCGATTTTTGGGGTCAATTTATGACCTCGGCGTTATTCACCGGCAACACGTATGCATTGCTTGTGCGCGACTTGCGCAATGTGATTGCGGAAATGCATTTGCTCGACCCGCGCTTGTGTCGGCCGATGCTCGCGCCCGATGGGTCGGTGTGGTATCACACAACGCAAACTCAAATCGTCGATGCGTTGCGCACGGAATATTTTCCCGCGCGCGACATCTTGCATCATCGCTTGCTTTGCCTCACGCATCCCCTCATCGGCGTGTCGCCGCTTCTGGCCGCCGCGCATTCGGCGCAGACCGGGCAAGTGATTCAACAAAATTCGCTCGCGTTTTTTTCCAACATGAGCCGCGCGTCGGGCGTGCTCACGACACCGGACAAAATCAGCCCCGACCAGCAAACGCGCATTCAAACCATATGGGAACAAAATTTTAAGGCGGGCTCGCTCGGTCGCACGGCCGTATTGAGCGGCGGGTTGAAATGGGAACCCTTGTCGATTAATGCGGCCGACGCGCAACTCATCGAACAATTGCGATGGAGCGTCGAGGATGTCGCGCGATGTTTCCGCGTGCCGATGTACATGATTAGCGATGCATCGAAAATTTCATACAAAAATTCGGAGCAACTCGCCCGCAACTATTACGCGCAGACGTTGCAATATCACCTTGAGTCAATCGAGGCACGCATTGAGGCGGCGTTTGAATTAAGCGGCTCGGTGTACTGTGAATTCGATCTCGACACGCTCTTACGAATGGAACTCGACGTGCGCATGGCCGCGTATAAAGAGGCGATCTCCTCGGGCGTGATGACGATTAATGAAGCGCGCAAGCGCGAACAGTTGCCACCGAAAGAGGGCGGCGACGAACCGCTAGTGCAAATGCAATACATCCCGCTGTCGCGTGTCGGCGAGCAACTCGACAAGGGAATGACGATGAGAGACACCGCGCCGCCGCCCGATCCCGATGCGCCGCCCGAGGATGAACCGCCCGAGGATGAACCCGAGCCCGGCGTGCAAACCGAAACGGATGCGGAAAAATCCGCGCGCCTCACGCGCGAATGGCAACCGATGGCCGATGAGCAATTGCAACCGAGGGCCGCCGCATGACCGCCGACGCATTGGGAAAATTAGTGCTCGACATTGTGTTGCGTGCGCTGGTGAAAGCGTTGCCCGCTCACGTGAGCAAATCGGTTTCGTCGGCGACTGCGCCGATGTTGGAACACATCGGCACGCTCGCGACCGCCGTCGAAAAGGTCAACGAGGCCGTCGCGGGTTATATGGTGCGCGCCGAGTACGAGGAGGAACGCGCGCGCACGATGGATTCATTTGTAAAAATGGCGCGCACGGAGATGCAAAAAGTCGTCAAGGGATTGCGCATCGAGACAAACGCCGAGGGTTTTTTGTTTTTGGCGAATGAACCCGACGGCGTTCGCGTCGCGCTCGGCTTTCGCCCGTTTCAATATCACGGCACCTATGAGAGCGAGCGAAAGTATTTTCAAAATGATGCGGTGACCAATCGCGGCTCGCTTTGGATTGCGCGCGGCGCCGTTGTCGGTGCGGCGCCGGGCACCGATGACGGGGCGCAATTTTGGACGCTCGCCGTCAAATGCGGGAAGGATGCGAAAGCACCGAACGGGAGGGCGACCGATGGCTAGCCTTCCGACCGTCGATCAAATCAAAGTCGCGCTCGGCATCGAGCCGACCGACACGAGCAAAGATGCTGCAATTCAATCGATGCTCGATGCAACGATAGCGCTCATCGAAAGCTATCTCGGGCGCGGCGTGCAAAGCGCGCCGATGATTGAGGACATCGAACCGCCCGAGAATGCGAATCCCTCGTTGCTCTTGTATCGCTTTCCCGTGTCGCAAGTGAATAGCGTCATGCAAGATGCGGCCGTTATTAGCGGGTGGCGTTTGTATAAGTCGCCGGGGATTTTGAAATGGCGCGTCGGTGGGTGCAACGTGCGCCGCGCATGTTGCGGCGAACTCGATGTGCCCGTGACGGTTGATTACGTTGGCGGGTACGCGGCCGACGCATGGCCCGCCGATCTTGTCGAGGCGATCATGCGCGCATTTTATATTCGATGGAATGCGACGGGCGGCACCGGCAATTTATCCGAGGTCGTGAACGCGCCCGGCAACAATCGGTCGGTGTCGGTCGATGGGCTCACCATCACGCGCGATTCGCAATCCTACGCGGGCGAGGGATTCGCCGGGCAGGCCGTGCCGCCCGAGCTAACCAGTGTCGCGGCGATGCTTGAACCGTATCGCTCGCGCGTCTTGATGGGGGTATGACATGCAATCCCCTTTCGCGGTCACACAAAAAGACGTGCTCGACTTACAAAACGCGATTCAAACGATGGGGCAACCGGTCACCTATTCGGCGGCCGCGATTGTCGGCGACGCGCGCACGTTGAAAGCGCGCGTGCGCTATCTCACCGCGATTGAACTCGCGAACGCGATTGAGCAATACGCGCTTGAGGTCACATTCGATGCGCGCGACTTTGCAAGCGGTGCGCCCGTCAAAGGCGATAGCGTGATAGTCGATGACGGCCGTCGCGGCGTCATGCAAGTGCGCGAGGTGCGCGGCTCGGGTCATTTGATTGCGTACAAATGCGGGGTGCAAGGATGAGCCATTCAACCGTCCGCGCAGAATTTAGAACAGCGGCCCGCGCCGTGCTTGAACCGCTCGGCTTTGATTTTGTCGAGTCGATCAATTTTGCGGCGCTGGCAAAGGCGTTGCCGCATCGCTGGTTCACGCTTGAATTCATTGTCGGCGATGACGCGCGTGCGTCGCTCGGTGTGCCGACCTTGATGCGCGAGCAAGGAAGCGTCGCGATTCAAATTTTTTCCGAGCAACAAACAACGGATGCAGCGGCAACGCAAGCGGCCGACGCGGTTCGCGATGCGTTTACGAATTGGGCCGATGCATCGGGTCAACTTCGCGTGCTCGATTGTGCCCCGCCAATTGAGATGGATAGCGGAGATTTTCGCGGGGCGTTTTTTGGTGTGTTGGTTAGCGTGCGATATCAGTTCGACCGATTAGTGAATGAGTCGCCGATTGTGTAAGCAACGAACGAGGGTGCAGCCATGACAGTTTCAGCCGATCTCTTTCGCCTTGCGTTCGTTCGTGAAACGACGCCCGGCGTCACGCCCGCGACACCGCCTTATCTAGTGGCGCGGATTACAAGCGAGGGTTTGAATTACAACCCGACTACAACGCTATCGAATGAACTCAACCCCAATCGACAAGTGACCGACGTCATCGTGGCGGGCGGTTCATCGGGCGGCGATGTGAGTTTTGAAATGTCGCGCAATGATTGGTTCGAGGAAATGTTGTCGGCCGTGCTCGGCAACGATTGGGATGCGACATTGCCCGACCGATTGGAAGTCGGGCCGATTCTCAAAACGTACACCATCGAAAAGCGTTTCACCGTCGATGCGGCCGCGCCTATATACGATTTTCACCGCATCGTTGAGGCGGCCGTCGATGCGATGACATTGACATTCACGCCGGGCGGTCCGAACACGGGAAGCGTCACGATTCTCGGCAGTACCTACACGCGCAACGACACCGAGATTGTCGGCTCGGTGTATGCCGACCCCGGCACAAAGCCCGTGATGATTGGTTCGGATGTCTTTCCGATCACGGTCACCATCGAGGGCACGCCGTACAACGGTTGGTGCTTGTCGGCGCTCACGACCAATTTCAAAAACAACGCCCGCGCAATTGAATGTCTCGGCACCGTCGGCGCGGCCGAAGTCGTGCTCGGCCGGTTTGAATGCGAAGTGACCGCGCAAATTTATATTCAAGACGCGACCAAGCAATTGATGGATGCATTTTTGCTCAGTCAAGAAATCGAGTTTGCATTCTCGGCGGCGGATTCGCTCGGCAATACCTATAGCTTTGACTTTCCGCGCATTCGCGTTGCGACCGCGCAGCAAGTCGCGGGCGGCACGAATACCGACGTCGTGCTTGCGGTGACGTTGCAAGGATTGGTCACGACGACCGGCGCAGTGCCGACCGTCGATTCATGCGTAGTGATTACGCGCGCGCCGACCGTTCCGGCGTGAACTTTGTTTCGGGGGCTGTATGTTCGCAAATATTAATGACTGGCAAAGCGACACGCGACTTGAGCAAGACGGCGTGCCGCTCGATCTTGGCAAAGGTCGCACGATGATTTTGCGCCGCGCCGGCGGGGCTAATCGCGTGTTCATGGTTGCGCTCGCCGAAGTGATTCGCCGCGTCGTCGGTGAGCGTGAGCCCGCCGACGTGCCCGATGCGGAAATCGACGACGACTTGAAAACATTGTATGCGGCGCACGTCGTCGTCGGTTGGCACGGGTTCAAGGATGACGCGGGCAAAGATGTGCCGTTCACGCGCGAGAATTTTTTGGAGTTGATGCGACTCGCGCCCGATATGTGGGTGCGCGTGCGTTCGACCGCGAACACGCGCGATGCGTTTCAAACTCAGCAAGATCGCAAGGCAATGCAGCGCGACAAGGAAGCGATAAAAAAATTCTCGCGTGGCAAGCGGAATGGAGCGAGTTCGGCGCACGTCTAGCCGATCTCGCACGCGCGGGCGTGAAAGTGCCCGCGTTGGAACGTCAACCGCCGCAGGCCGCGCACCTCGTACCGATTTTTCAGGCGTTGGCCGACTTGAGGAGTGAGAGACAAATCGCCGTCGGAATGGCGGTCATTCTGGGTCCGATACCGTGGCGAGCGGTGCTCGCTTGGGCCGATGCATACAAGGTGACTTGCCGTGATGTGTTTATTGAACTCGTTCAATTCGCCGATCTCATCGACATAGGGCTCATCGATGCAAAACAGCGCAAGCCTACCGCACCTCACCGCCCCGGCGTTTCGCGAAACGACGAACGGGAAAGAGTGGGTGCAAATGATCCGAGGCGACTTGAAACAAGTGCAAGCACAGTTGCCGCTATGGGTGCGCTCGAAAACGGTTGAAGTTATCAAGCAACAACACAAGCTCGGAAACAGCGAACACTATACGGCCGTCGTCGATGGCAACAAAAGCAAACCGATTGCCCAAGCCGAGCGCAAGGTGGTCGTCTATTTTGTCACCGCCGTTTTAACGCGCAGTCTCGGACGCGCGAAAGATGTATTGCGCAAAGCGATTTTGCGCGTCACCGAGCGGCGCACGGGTGCATTGAGCGAGGGTTGGACGTGGTTCATTTTGCAAGGCGGCAAGCGCGGCACGTTGCGACGACTCGGCGACACGTTGCCGACCGATCTCACGGTGAAATCGACCGACGTATTGATTCTTGCACCGCGCGCCGGTTATGCCTGGTTCGCGAACTATCGCGCGCGGCATTCCGCCGAATTTATTTTGAAGGCGCGGCGGCCGCGAAAGAATAGCGGCACGCATGCCGACGGCCGACCGGCCGGGCAAGCGCGCGCGATTGGTTTCATGGCGTATGCCGCAAAACAATTGCGCCCGGAATTGAAAGCAATCAATTTTCGCGTGCAAGCCTCTTGGACGGTGAGCATGCCGCCCGGTCCCGCGATGGGGTGGCGCTCGCGTCGCGGCGTGCCGATTTTGGTTTTCAAAGCGTCACGCATGACGACGACGCCGGGGGTCGTATGAACGCCGATGAAACTAAAACGCTCGCATGGCGATGCATCATCGAAACGCAAGGCATCGAAAAAAATACGCGGCAAGCGGCGAACTCGCTTTCAACAATGGAGCGCGCGACACAATCATTGAGTAAAGGATTGAAGGGGCTCGGCGTGGTCGCGATTGCGGCCGGTGTTGCAAAGCTTGCATGGGAAGCGATCAAAGTCGCCGATGCTTATACGGCGATGGCGAACACGCTCAAACAATCGACGAACTCGGCCGCAGAATTGCAAGCGGTGCAAGTGCAATTGATTGAGCAAGCAAATCAAACCTCCTCGACGGTTGAACTCGCGACGGAATCATTCAACAAGTTGCACGACGCAACCGAGGGGCTCGGACTCTCACAACAAGAGGTGCTCGACTTATCGAAAACACTCGCCGACACCATGCGCCTATCGGGATTGAATGCCGCGCAAGCCTCGGCGGGCATCGCGCAATTCGCGAACACGCTTGAGGATGGCGGAATGAATTTGAAAGAGTTCAAACAGGCATTCAAGGAAACGCCCGAACTCATCAAAGCGTTGCAAGTAGGTCTCGGCAAAACGAAAGATGAATTGCGTTTGATGGCCGAGCAAGGCGACCTCACAACCGAGATGATGGTTGAGGGGCTCGCGAAAGCGGCCGAGGAGGTGAGGCGGCGCGCGGCCGAGATGGGCCCGACCGTTGCCGATTCATTCAAGAGCGCGGCGAGTAGTTTCGGCGCGATGATTGGTGAATTCAACGAGGGGCTCGGCGTCACAAAAGCCATTGCGGGCGCATTGAAAGGCACGGGCGATTTTTTCAAAGACATCGCGAGCAATGCACAGCTTATGGGAATCGCGGTGAAATTCGCATTGAAAACCGTCGAGATTGAGATTGCAACATTCATCGACATGACGATTGAAAATATTATTAGATTGGGTATCTCGTTCAATCGCGCGCTCAACGACATTATGACGGGCGGCCGTTTGTTCGGTGAAGGGTTCAATGCAGCCATCGACAAGCAACAAGCCGACTCCGATGAACGCATGCGCAAGATTATCGAGCGGCGCAAACAATTCATCGCGGAATTTACGGCGGCAACCGATGCGCAAGCGGCCGCGCTCAATGGCGCGAACCTCGACACCAAGGGCGACAAGTCGCCGAGGGGCCCGACCGACGAACAAATAAAAATCACGCAAGGATTCAACGACGCGCTCGCGCAATTAAAAACGCGCGCAAGCGATGCCGCAAAAGAATTGCAAGCCTTGAAAATCGAGATGACCTCGGGCAAGCCCGCCGCCGATGCATTCCGTGCGCAACTGCAAGCGGCGGCGGCCGGGGCCGAACTGCGCAAGCAAATGACCGAGCAATTCAAAAAAGGAAAGATGGGCGAGTTGAGCACGGGCGACCTTGACCGAATCAACAAGGCGGTCGAGGAGTTCGCGAAAAATTCCGCCGAGGTCAAGTTGACGTCGGCGGCGTGGTCAACTTTGGGCTCGGCGATGAATGGTGCGATGAGCGAGGGCGCTCGCGCCGAAAAGGAAACGCGCGAACTCACGGCGGCATTTGAGCAATTAAATTCAGTCATCAAGCCGACCGCCGAACAAATCGCGCAATTTGAACGCGCGAAAACGCAAATCGCCGAGCGCGGCCGGGCCACAGAACAAAGCCTTGCGGATACCTTGAGCGATATGCGCGACCGATTGAAGGCGTCGAAAAATGACATGAAGGAACTCAGCATTGAAATTTTCAAGGGCGCGGACGCGGCCGCCGCGTTTCGCGAGGAGGTGACGGCGCTCACGATGCAAGAGGAACTCATAAAACAATTTACGAAAGCGTTTGAAAAATCCGGCGGCAATCTCACGAAAGAAAAGGCGGCGGAAATTCGCGACCTTGCGAAATCGGTGACCGAATTGCAAACGGCGGCCGACCGTGCGCGCGGCGCATATGAACTGCTTAACAACGCATTCGCGGGCGACGTATCGCATGCCGAGCGGGCGCGAATGGAAATCGACGAACTCAATCGCGCGATGATTGAACTCGACAAGCAAGGCTTACTCACCGACGACATGATTGCGCGATTCGATCAACTCGTGATGCATATTGCAGACGGGGCCGACGTTGTGCAGCAAACATGGAAAGCGGCGGTCGGAACGATTCTCGACAACTTGGTTGATTTTCTCGCCGACGGTGAATTCAATTTCAAACAGTTTGTGCAAACGACCGTTAAGCAACTCGGGCGGCTCGTGATTCAATTAATGCTCGTGAAGTCGTTGCAAAATACCGCGTTCGGAAACTGGCTCGGCATTGCGAACGGCGCGGCATTCAGTCACGGCCGAATGGTTCCGATGGCGTCGGGCGGCATCGTGTCAAAGCCGACGATTTTTCCGATGGCGAACGGCTCGACCGGACTCATGGGCGAGGCGGGGCCCGAGGCCGTCATGCCGCTTGCGCGTCTTTCAAGCGGCAAACTCGGCGTCGGTGCGCAACCGGCAAACATTCAAGTTATCAACAATACCGGCGTGCAAGCGCGCGCACGCATCGAGCGTTCCGAGAATCGCACGAGCATCATCCTTGAGGCGGCGCAATTGGGTGCGCAATTGGCCGAGGATAGAATGACGCGCAGCATGCGAAGCGGCTACGGCACGACATCGACGGCGCTGCAATCGACGTACGGTTTGCGGCGGCGGGGGTAGTGTATGGCCGCCCCCTTTTGGAGCCCCTCACATTTAGGATGCGTCGAGCGCGAAAGCTTTCAATTGCATCCAAACAATCGCACGGTGCTTTCGAGTCTCGCGAACCCGCCGCGCCGCTCGAAAAAAGGCGACACGGCGGGCCCGATCACGGCATCGATGCAAGTCAATCAAACGCTCGCGCAGTGGTCCGCGTTCGTGCAATGGCATCGCAACGACTTATCGGGCGGCGCGCGGCCGTTCTATATTGACTTGTGGTTATGGGATAGAACGCGGCGCGTGCGCGCTCGGTTCGTTGGACCGTGGCGCGCATCGCGTTCGTTGCACAACGCATTCGCAACGCAATGCACGGTTGAGATTGAGCGGGAGTCGATCACATGACGGCGCGATGGCCCGACACGTTGCCCGCGCCGCAAGCCGACACGATGGAGTATGACGGCGCGAACTATCTCGACATCATCGATGTGCTTTCGGGCCCGACGCGCACGAGGCTTGCGCGACGAAATATCGGCGGCTCTTTTCAGTTGGCGGTGTGGATGACGGCCGCGCAAACGGCGGCGTTTGAAAATTGGTACAACGACGTCATCGAGCATCACGACGGCGAATTGTACGCGCCGTGGATTGGTCACGGTGCGGTGCTCGCGTTCGTGAATGAGTACGACTTAAAACCGCAGGGCTACGGCTGGCAATTGGGCGCGGTGCTTGTGCAACTGCGCGTCGATGCGACCTTGTGCGATGAGCATATCAATTTGATTTTCGGCGGCATCCTTCGCGACCCCGGCAACGTCGCCGACATTTTCAAAGCCGATCTCACGTCAAGCAATATCTATCGCGACGACTATCCCTTGTCGCTCATCGCGTCGGAGGGTTGCTAGATGGCGACCGACTATGAGCTATGGGCGACACAACACGGCGGCATCGATTCGCAATCGGTGCAAGTGCTTGAGTTCGTGCATCCGAAATGGGGTTCATTGTGGCTCACCGATTACGGCGCGCAGTTCGCCGCGAAAACCGAAACGGCGTTTGATTTTGTCGCCGAGCCCGTCGGGTTTGAGGTCGAGTTGCCCAAGCAAAACACATCGACGCAAAGCGAACTCAACTTGCGGCTCGATGCGCTCGGCGGGTATGTAATGCAACAAGTGCGCGCGATGACCGACGCCGAACGAACCGTGCCGATTGGTTTGAATTGGCGTTTGTATCTCGACAACAAACGCAACGCGCCGCAACTCGACCCGCTTGCATTTGTCGTGACGAACATCGGCGGCACGCGCTTGGTCGTCGAGTTTCAGTGCGCCGCGACCGCGTTCCCGAACATTGCCTCGGGCACGCGCTACACCATCGACAACTTTCCCTCACTCGCCTATCTATGAACGCCGTCGCACACTCGCCGCTCGATCTCCTCGGCATTCCGTATGCCATCGGCGGGCGCTCACCGTCGCAAGGTTTCGATTGCTGGGGTCTCGTTGAATACGTGCGGCTAAATTATTTCGGTTTGGTGTCGCCGCTCATCGATGAGCGCGACCGCATCGGCATGCATGCCATCCATGTCATTCAAACACACAAGCGCTCGCACCAATGGGGGCTCATCGACCCGCCCGGCGATCCGGGCGCGGTGGTCGGCATGGCATTCGCGGGCAAACTCTTTTTGCATCACGTCGGCGTGTCGCTCGGTGCGGTCGGTGTGTTGCATGCATGGTCGGGCATTCTCGCCGGGGGTCGCGGCTCGGTGACCTTAACGCCGTGGGCGCGCATGCATGACCGGTTTGAAGTCGTCGAGGTGTACACATGGCGCGGCTAGTGGTTATGCATGACCCGCTTCGCGGTGTGCGCGAGCACCATCGATTGAACGATGGCGCAACGCTCGCCGATGAACTGCGCCGCTTGTATCCGCAAGGATTCGGCGCGCGTTGGATGTTGCACAAGGCGCAAGCGCTTGCCGATGGGGAAATCGATCCGAGTTTGCACGAGCAATTGATTGTCGATGAAAGCGCGACGTATATCGTCACCGTGAAGCCTTCCGGGCCCGCGTTGCCGTTCATTGGCAAACTGCTACTCTCAATTGCAATCTCGTATCTCATCGGCCGATTGACCGCCCCGGGCGCGCCGCGTCAAGCGAATGTGCCGACCGAGGAGGAAACGCGGCAATCGCCAAACAATCAACTCGCCGCGCAATCGAATCGACTCCGCGCGGGCGCGCGCGTGCCGGATATTTTGGGCCGCGTGCGAAGCTATCCCGACTTGCTCACGGCACCGGTCGAAAAATGGTTCTGGCCGCGCACGCAAAGCATCGTCGGTTATTTTGTGGTCGGTCGCGGCACGTATCAGATGAGCGCGCAACGCTTGGGCGACACGCCGATATCGTCAATCGAGGGCGTTTCGTTTCACGAATATTTCCCCGGCGACATCGTGCCGAACATTCAAGCCATTCGCGCCGCGCCGACGGTTGACGGAATTTCCTTGAGCGCGCAAGAGTCGGGAACGACCGTGACCGGCGTGACCTTCGATGCGGAGACGCGCACCGTCACCGCAAACGAACGAATTCCGCTCGTGTTGCACGGGGCCTATTTTATCACCGGAACTTTTTTGAACACGCTCGATTGTTTTATTAATAGCGTGCCGTTGGATTCGCAAACCGTCGGCCCGTATGTGTACGGGCTCGACGCCGTGATAACGGATGAGGCGGGCGTCAATGCGGTTTTCAATCCGCTATCGATGAGCTACAACATTAACGGCTCGATGTTTTTCAATCCGCGCGGCATCACGAACGAAATTGATATTGTGCAATACATCGAGTTCGCGACGTTTCAAGTCGGCGACTTGATCGCGATTGTATCGGTGTACAACGAGGATACATGGGGACACTTTGAATACTATGGCCGCATCGTGTCGATTACGCGCATCGGCAACGAATTTTTGTGCATCGTTGAAAACATGGATGGCACGTCGCCGGTATTCATCGAGCGCGCCTATGAGTCGGCCGATGTGGTCGCGTACATTCCGGGCGGCGCATCGCGCGGGCGATTGCCGGGCGATGCGCCGGGGCCGATGCCGTTACTCGACACGCCGCAGTATACAAGCTGGTTCACGGCACCGATTGAAACGCCGGATGAAATCTGGCTCGACTTTGAATTTCCGGGCGGGCTCGCGCATTACGTGAGCGGCGCGCGTCATCCGTTTTCCGTTTCGATAAACGTAGACTTTCGAGCGACCGCCGCGCCGTCAACGGTGGTGTCGCGCGTTTACACTTACACCGCCTCGGCGAATGTCACTCAACGTGCGACCGAGGTCGTCAAAGTCGTCGATGATTTAGGCATGGTCGGCCCGATTGAAGTGCGCATGATTCGCACGACGCCGCTCGCGGCCGATACCTCGACCGATCAATATTTGCAAGAGACGGTATGGAAATGGCTCCGCGCCGTGAAAAATTTGCCGCCGCGCGCCTATCCCGATGTCACGGTGTTGTCGCTTGTTACGTTTAACTCGGTGAGCGCGGCGAGTGTCGGTGAAACATCGTTCAACGTCATTGCGACGCGCGTCTTGCCGACGTGGACCGGTAGCGCATGGAGCGCGCCCGCGCCGACGGAAAAATGGGCCGACAATATTGTGGCGCGTATGAAAGCGGCCGACGGGGCAAGCAAAACAGATGCGGAGATTGACCTTGCGGGCATCTATGCCTTGCAAGCATCGCTCGACGCAATGGATGCGGGAGACCAAGGAAAAATATCGATGACGCTCGATGAATTGCAAGACATCGACGCGGAGTTGCAATTGATTGCCTCAATCGTGCGCGCGCAAGTGTATCGAATCGGCCGCAAGTTATTTGTCACGCGCGACCAAGGCGGCAAGGTTCCGCTCGCGCTATTCACCGGCCGCAGCAAATCGCCCGAGGGTGAAACGGTTCAACTCGCCATGAAAAACGACGGCGAAAATGATGCCGTGATAACGACATGGTTTGACCGCGCAAACGGTTGGAAGCAACGCGAGTACCAATATCCGGTCGGGGTGACGCCGGTCAATGCGTTGCACGTGACGCCGGTTCAAGCGACATGGGCGCAAGCGTATCGGCGCGCGGTGTACGAATGGAACCGCTCGCAATACCGGCGCGATGTGCTCACGATGCAAGCGACCGAGGAGGCAAGACTCATTCACATCGGCGATGTCGTCAACGTGACCGACGACATCGCGAATCTCGCGCAAAGTGCCGGGGAAGTGTTCGCCGTCGCGGGGCTCACGCTCACGCTCGACCGCGACACAAATTTAGCGGCGGGCGGATTCTCGATCATGTTGCGCGGGCAAGATGGGCGCGCGCTCGATTCGATGCCGGTCACGCAAGGGGCAAGCTTGCGGCAAATCATTTTGAGTCGCGCCGCCGCGTTTGCGATCAAAGGGCGCGACGATGGCATGGGCACTATCTATGCAATCTATCAAACGGCGAGCGCGGTCATTCGCCCGTGGCTTGTCACGAATTTAGAACCGGGGCCCGACTATACAAGCGTTGCCGCCGTCAATTGGCGCACGGAAGTATTCGCGGGGGACGCGGGCACATTGCCGCCCGTGCCGACATTCGACATCGTGCGGGGGCTACCCAATGACGACGCCGCATGACACGGCCGCGCAATGGATTCGGGCGACGCATGCGCCGAGGTGTTGCAGCGATTGTGCGCGAGCGGCACAAATTTTTCGCGAGCCGCGCACGTTGCAATCAGCGCTCGCGATTGCGCTCGACAAAAAATTGGGGGCGCGTGATGTGATGCAAAAACGGTTTGCCGATATGTGCGCAAGCGGGTTGCTTGTGCCGTATCGATACGACGACTAAGGCGGGGTGAGTTATGGCGACGACACTTGTGCGAATTCAATTGCTATCGAAAACAAGCACCGATTTTGCGACGGCGAATCCGGTGTTGCTCGATGGCGAGATAGGCGTTGCCAATGCGGGCGCGAGTGTGCCCGTGATGAAAGTCGGCGACGGTGTGCGGCCGTGGTCGGCGTTGCCGGATATCGTCGCGGCCGGGGCGGGGGCCGACTATGTTGCGGGCCCGGTGAATACTTTGCCGCCCGGTTCGCCCGCGACGGTGGTCATCGATAACAGCGTGAGCCCGCCGACGATTAGTTTCGGCATTCCTTCCGGCGCGCAAGGGCCTATCGGTGCGAGCGGGCCCGTGGGGCCGGTGGGCCCGCTCGGGCCCGCAGGGCCGCCGAATTCGCTTACGATTGGTATCGTCACAACGGGCGCGGCGGGAAGCGCGGCGGCGGCAACGATTACGGGCGCGGCACCGAATCAAACGCTTAACCTAACTATTCCGACGGGCGCACAAGGGCCGGTCGGTGCGATTGGTCCGGCTGGTCCGGCGAATACATTAGCAATCGGCGTCGTGACAACGGGCGCGCCGGGAAGCGCGGCCGCTGCAACGATCACGGGCGCGGCTCCGAATCAAACGCTTAACCTCGCTATACCTGCTGGTATACAAGGGCCACAAGGAATACAAGGAATACAAGGGCCGCCGGGAAGTGCGGGAACAATTCTCGCAGACGACTCGCTTGTCACGGGCGATTGGGTTTTCGATGCGACGCAATGGTTTGGCTTCACGACCGCCGAAGTCGCACAGATCAAGACTGCCGCGCTTATCTGGACGAATGACGGAAAGGACTCGTTGCACGCTCACAATCGCTTATATTTGGATCGTCTTAACAGCACACCGAATCTCGGTTTAACGCGCGTCAATGGCGCTTACAATGCAATGACGCCGATGCAAAACGGACAGTTTATCGGCGCAATTGGGTTCTATGGAAGCAATGGCGCGGGCTTACCGATAGCGGGCGGCGCGTCGATTTTCGCGACGGCGCGTGAGAATTGGACCGCAACGAGCGCGGCGACATCGCTCGATATTTATGCAACGCCGACGGGATCAATCACGCCGAATCGCGTGGTGCAAATTATTCCGGGTGACAATGTGCTTAATTTGTTTAGCGCTGCACCTTATATTTCCTACTATAACGCCGCAGGAAGTACGCGCCTCGCCTACATGCAAGCATCGAGCGCCGGTATGTCACTCGTGCACGAAATGGGCGGTGTGCACATCTACGCGGCGGGTATTGTGCGCGTGAATGTGAATGCGACCGCCGCGCCATTTATTAAAATGACCGGTACGAGTGGCGCGTGCTATTTTTTCAATGGAGCACTTGAAGATACACACATTCGACCCGGTAAAACAACCGGCGGCGTTTACATTGGGGACGCGAGTACAGCGGCGCTCGTGGAGATTGGCGCGCCGACTGATTTCACAAGCGGCACAATTAAATTGCGCGGAAAAATTGCGCTACAGGATTTTGCCGATGGATATTTGCGGCTCAATGCATCTTCCGAATACTCGCTCGGTGTTTACACGCCCGGAAGATTCCGGTCGGCGACATACGTGCAAGCCGATACAGGGTTTGCCAATGACGGACTAACATCGACGCTTAAATGGGGGCCGGGTGGCGGAACATACGGAACGATGGCGGTGCAGGGTGCTGCGTCTGGATTCCACGGGCTAGCGATTGACGATGGTGGATTGCGCCCGACATTTATCAGCAACAATTCATCGGCGGGAATTTTTGTACAAAGTGATGGCAAATGGCTTTTCTATCGAACCAGTACGACGACGGCGGACAGTCATTACACCGTGCAAGCTCCGGCATTCAATGCAACATCGTCGCGCAAAATAAAACGCGAGACGGGCGAGCCGACGCGCGCCGCCGATATTCTGTCGCGCTTGCGTCCGATCATGTATCGACTGCTAAGAGGTGACAAGCGCGAGCAACTCGGGCTCATTGCCGAGGAGGTCGCCGATATTTGTCCGCAGTTATCCGACGGCAAAACAATTTCATACGACCGCCTTGCGATTCTCTTGCTCGCCGAGTGGCAAGCATCGCACGGCGTTGCAATTCATTAACTCACATCGAGGGTCTCGCCATGATTAACGCACAAGTGAAAAAAATTTCAAATGGGTTCATCGCAACGCAACTTTCGCCGCCCGGTGCGGCGATTGATACGGTGTTCGCCGCGACGATTGCCGAGGTCGTGTATTGGCTCGGCCGCATGTTCGACCCCGTATCGGGTGCGCCCGCGCTCGATGCACAAGACGCGCCCGCGCCGCAAATCATCGCGCCGAGCGCCGACCCGACCGTGGGACAATTGGCGGGCGTCGGCACGATTGCGAGCGGCGGGTTTGTCGTCACGCAAATTCCGTTCATGGGTTCCGGTGCGCAATTGGTTGAGGTGTATTGCGTCAACATGGATGCGGTCAGTGCGGCGCTCACGGAAATATTCACCGCACCGGTCGGGGAGTAAAAAAATGGCGAGCGGACTATTGAAAGTCGGCGTCGATCTCGACACGCTTTTTGCGGCGCGCACGAGCGCAAAGCGTGCCGATGTCGGATTCAAAGTCGCGGGCGTCGATGTTTCCAATAGATACGAAACAATCGGCGCGGCGTCGCCGATTGCCGCGACCGGATTCAAAGCGGCGGGCGTCGATCTTGCGAGCCTGTTTCGCGGGATGAGCGCGCACAATTTGACGGCCGTGCTCGCGACATTCGGCGCGGGTGTGTCGGAGATTGGTTACAACTCATCCGTGCCGATGGGGGCGTTGAGCCCGGCCGTTGTGGGCGGTTATACAATCAACGGTTTTTTCGATTACATCGACAGCGGTGCGCCGTCGTCAAATGGGTTTTATATTGTGAGCGACACCGTCGGCATTCCGCAAAGCTTGTTTGCGACAGTCACGGTGAACGGTCACACCTATGCATCGGCGGCGGCCGATGCGTTTACAAATTCGGGGAATACGTTTTGGTGGTGGGTTACGGCGGCCGGTCTTGTCAACGGCGGCTCGTATCCCGTGACGTTTGCTTAAGCTTAAGAGGTGAAACGATGAACGCAACAAACAACGCACAGCAAGTGCAAGTGAACCCGATTGAGTGCGCGCGCAACGCGCTCAACTTTTTATCGCGCGCGGCATTCACGCGCAACGAGCGGGCCGCATTCGACCAATGCGAGGGCATGTTGGCGGCCATCGTCGAGGGGCAAATTGTCTTGACGCCCGCGACGAAACAAGAGGTCGCGCCGCCGCTCGATGCGAATGCGGATACCAAACGCGGCCGACCGCGCAAGCCGAACGGGCACGGGGCCGAATCGGTTTCATCGAGTGCGCCCGTTCAAACCGACGCGCTCGGATGAAAGCGGCGGCGGCATTGGTTGCCTGTTTCCTTGTGGGTTGCCACAGCCCGGTGACCCGCTCGCAAACGTGTGACCGTGCCGCCGCCGTTGTCTTGTGGTGTTGGTTCGCGAAGTGTGAAATAAAAAAAGAGGCACCGCCGCCGCCCGAGCGTGAAACGGAGTGCAAAAAATGACGCCGCGCGAGTCTCATCATTCGGCGCAACTGGTTCGCATCATCGATCTCTTGACCGATCAATACTCGGCGGAAACGGCGGCGCTTTGGCTTCGCACGCCGCAAGATTCACTCGACGGGGCGCGGCCGGTTGACTTGCTTGGGAGTGATGAGGGCGAGGCGCGATTGATTGGCGTACTATTGCGCGCGGCGAATCGGTATCACTCAATCGCATGAGGTGTTTTTATGAGTCGCGAAAAAATCCGGCATCCGATCCTAGCGAATGGCGAGCCCGGCGAACTTGCAAACTTGCTCGATGATTACGTGCTCGACGAAATTGAAACGCGCGCCGTGCTCATCAATATTTTGCGGCGCATCGATCAAATTGAAACGATGACGCGCGTGCATGGTGAGGCTATCGATTACTTTCACAAAACGATTGTGTTTGCGCCCGTCGTTGAGGGTGACAATCCGCCCGCCTTTGCCCCCGGCAAATAACAAAGACAAAAAAAAAGGGCCCGGCGATCGCTGGGCCCTTTATCGATCGCGGCGCTTAAAATCACGCCGCCTTGTTCAAGCGTTTCCAGCGCTCGGCCGTTTCCTTTTCGACTAGGTCGATGCGTGCGCTCTTGACATCGTTCATCCAGAGTTCGCCCTTGCCTTGCATGCATGCCTCAAGGAACGCATGATATTTTTGGAACGCGACAAACACTTGGTCGGGCATGTCGCCCGTGATGTACGTCTTATCCGTTCCCTTTTCAACGCGACCGGCCGCGACATCGATGACGTGATTCGGTATCTCAAGGTCGCGCATATGGTTCGACATCGTGCGGCGCAGTGCTTGCGAGGTGTAAGGCTTGGGGCCTACGTTGCCGAGTAGCTTTCGCTTTGCCTTGCAAATTTTCTTTGCCCAATCGGCCGTCCGGGGGCTCACTTTCAAACCCTTGGCAAGTCGCTTGGCCGCGTAGCGCTCGGGAAAATAGTAGTCGAATGCGCCGGATGATTTATCAACGCGAGCGAGTTCGCGCGCGAGGAGTTTCGTCACCGGCAAATGATGGTCAACGGGCTCCTCTTTTTGCGCGACGGTTTGTTTCATGTCGGCGGCGGGGAAAGTTAGAAAACCCTTTTTGACCGTGTCGCGCATCGAGCGTCGAGCCAATCGAACCGAGTTCACGCGCCCGCCCGTGAGTAGCAGCATGCGCAAGTAGCAAGCGTCATACTCTTTCATGCGGGTTTGCTTTTTACCCTTCACGAGTGGCAACGCATTCAACGTGTCGCACACCGACGGCTCAGTGGCGCGCAACAAACTTTCGATCTCATCGACCGATAGATAGCGGTTTATCGCGCGCTCTTTTTGCAAGCCTTTCAACCGGGGCGGCAAATCGTTCACCGTCAAGAGCCCGTGCAACACGGCATGCTGTAAGAGCCCGTACACCTTGCGCTGAGTCTCACCGCCGAGCGTACATTTGCCGGTGCGCGAGTGACCTTTGGCGGGTTGCATTTGCAATTGCTTGAGGTGAAATGTGTATGCGACCTTGCTCGATGCGCCCGCGAATTCGCGCACGCGCATTTGACCCCAAACGCCGCGACCTTTCGGGATGGCGTAGCTCAAAAAATGTTTCTTGATGACATTGCGCCACCGGGCGCGCGTGCCGTCGGTTCCTTCGCGCACTGATATCGACATCGCATCGTAGTCGGCGAACAGTTGAAAAAACGTCGTGTCGGGGCCGAGGGTGTCGGCCGCGCCGGGGGCACGGGCCGCGCCGTCTTGGTCGATCTTGGTTTGTGCTTTGGCGGCGCGGTTCGCTTGTTTGATGAGGTGCAATTGGTCGGCCGCCTGGGCGACGGTGAGCGAGCCGGGGGTGCGATTGGGCCCGTGCCCGTACTGCCCAAGCACGACGAATTGATTGTTGTCATTCGCGTTCCTGGCGAAGTAGCCGAAGGTTTTCGCGCCCGTCTTGAATACCTTCAGACGCAACGAACCCTCGACGGTGTGCATGCTGTATTTGCTAGCGGGCAGTTTCATTTTGTCGATGTCGGCATCGGTCAAGGGTTTCATAGTGGCTCCGAGGTGGGTGTGTGTGTAGAATCCGCGCCGGTCATTTGTGGCGCGTTTGATGGGTGTCATTCTAGCAGTTTGGAGTACCAAACGGAGTACCAACTACACCCCAAAACGAGCGAATACGTGTCAACTGTTAAATAGGTAGCTTTCCGATTCAAATGAACATGAAAACGCGAAAAGTGCTTAAATTACAGGGTTTGCGCGGGTTGAAAGGCGAAACAAATGAACAGTCGGGCGCATAGCTCAGCGGTAGAGCACTACCTTGACATGTCTAGGGGTCACGCCAAAAAAGCCTTTGCAATCAAAGGCTTTTTTTATGATTTAACAATAATATGTGTACTCCAAAGTACCCATATTGGGCGGAGTACCCATGACCTTCGTCAATTGGGTTTTTTCGGCCCGCTGTAGGGCACCAAGCGCGCGAATATCTCGGCCGCCACGTCGGCGGGCACCGTCACCGACGCGACCAAGCGTTTGCACCCCGGCCGGTCGCTTTCGAGCACCGCCAATCGGGCGTCGGCATTCTCATGCCCGCTCGCCGATCCAAGGAGGGCCCTCGGGGTGCATTTGAGTGCGCCCGCGAGTTTCGACAAGGTGACCGGCGTCGGCAAACTCCGCATCGAGGTGTAACTACTCACCGCGTCTTTCGAGATATGCGCTTGCCGGGCGAGTTCGGCGGCGCTCATGTTCAGTTTCGCCATATGGAGCACGAGCGACTCGCGAAACGCGCGCCGGTCGGTTGAGGGTATCGTCGGGTCAATGAATACGGTGCGGTGGCTCATGTCGGTTCCCCGTGGTTGTTTGTGATGTGCAATCGATAGGCCGCATAGCGAACTCGATGCACTAGGAATTTGCGACCGACACGCCGCACCGCGCCCGCCGACTCAAGGCCGAGGGTTTTTCGCAACCATATGTCTTTCGCAATCGCTTTTTCGGTGGCGATGTTCGGATAGTCTTTTGCAAATTCCGCCGGGGTGATCCAGTTAGGAATATCCGCGAGCACGTCTTGCGGCACGTGCGATTTTTTCCGTGTAGACATGCGACAAATCTCGACGTGAACCCTCACGCATCGGCGTCACTTCCGATGCACAAGGGCGAGAATAGCCATTGCGACGTCAATCTCAGCGAGTCCCTGAATGACGACGGTGGCAAATCGAGGGTCTTTTTTGAAGGTTTCCATGCTAAACGACAAGGGCTCGGCACCCTTGGGCAGTTCAAGCGGCGGCGGTGCGCTCGGCGCTTTCGGAATTTTGGTCGCGCCATTCGGCCCGCGTTTTTTGACATCGGTCATCAACGGGCCTTTCGGTTTCAATAAACGCGCGAGCGGCACCTTGAATTGTTTGGCGATGGTCTCGGCATTGCGCGGCACCGGGAATTTATCGCCCGTACACCAATCGCGCACGAGTTGCGGTCGATTGGGTTTCCCCGCTTTATCCTTGCCGAACATGCGCGCCGCGAATTCGAGGTGCGTTTGCTTGGTTTCCCGCAATAATTCATTGAACGCCGCCGCGAATTGTTGTCGCTCGGGGGCGACAAGAGGCGGTCGCGGGGGCCATGTCGTCGCGTCATGCGTTGCCATGTTCTAGTCCCTCAGTGGTGAATGTGATGGCTTGCGCTCGCCCGCGCCGTGCTCACTCGTTGTTTTGCTTCGCGTATCAATCGGCCGATGTGCGGCGTCAAATAGTCGATGCGGCCGACCCAAAATTCAAGCATGTCGCGCCGATGGGCGAGTGCTTTCGGACCTTGTTTTTTCCAATAATATTGAACGTGGCGGCATTTTGCGCAAATCGCCAACCCGCCGCGCGAGCCGCATAATTCGCTAATTGGCTCACCGCAATTTTCAGTCTCGCAAATGTTTCTGGCCATCGCTGAGTCCCCCTTGCATCCCCTGGGTACACCGTAAGTTAGTTTATTCCTACCGTTTGCCGATGTGAATAGGCGCAACGTCGATTCTCTTGGTATATAGCGCCGAATCGGTTGACAGTCGGTCAAACCGGGCATATTTATATCGCCCCTTTTTTTTGTGTGCTCGGAGTGGTTATGAACTTTCCGGCCGCGATTGAGCAACTACGGGCAACCCCGCACTCCCTATCGATGAACGAACTCGCCGCCGTGTTCGATGTGCATTTATCGACGGTGCGGCGATGGATTAAACGCGACGGTTTTCCGAAATCGAATTGCGTCGAACGTCGCCGCTCTTTCCGGCCCGACTTGGTGCTCGCCTGGGCGATTGAGCAACACGAAGCCATGCGCAACATGCTTACCATCGAGCAAGTATGCGAGCGCGTTCAAATCTATCCCGAAACGTGGGCGACGTGGGTCAAGCAAGGCGGCGCGCCAACATGGAGTCGGCGCGAACTCGGGTCGGGCCGTTACTTGTGGGACGCAAAAGACATCGACAAATTTTTGGCCGATCAATACGGCGGGTTCCCAAGACACGGCAACAAACCGGCGCGCGAACTCAAACAAATTCCGCGCGGTCAACGCGGGCCCAAGCCTCACGAAAAAATCACCGCCGCATCGCACTGATTCGCGAGGTGCGTCATGCGCGACGACTTGGTGACCATCACGGCGAGCCTATTGATTCGGCAAGAGGGCGCGCGCGTGAGTTGCTACGCCGTCACGATGACAAGCGAGCCTTATCGCGTCGCGTCGCTTTGGCTTGCCGATGTCGCGTTGTCGGAAACGTGGCGCGAGGAGTTTCGCGCGCTCTGTCAACACATCATCGAGGAACGATTTACGGCGCAAGGCATGCGGCCGAAATGGGTGTTGCCGACGGGCGCACCGGCACGCGCGGAATGATGTATGCCCGCCGACAAACTCATCGGCCGATTGCAAGGCGTGAAAGAGCGCGGGCCCGGAAAATGGATTGCGCAATGTCCCGCGCACGATGACAAGTCGCCGTCGTTGTCGATTATCGAAAAGGCCGACGGCCGCGTGCTCATTCATTGTTTCGTCGGGTGCAGTTCCTCGGCCGTGCTCGATGCGGTCAATCTCACTTTTTACGATCTCATTCCCGAGCCGCTCGGCGAGTATTTGCCGCCGATACAACGCCCGCACCAACACGCCGCAAACGATGTGCTCAAAGTAATGGCGCACGAGGCGCTCGTTGTTGCCATCGTCGCCGAGCAAATCGCCATCGGTCGCGAGTTCGACAATGCGGACCTTGACCGAATCGCCGTTGCATGCGTGCGATTGCGCGAAGCGGCGGACCTCACATGAATTCGCGCGAGCAACCAACGCCGCCCCGATGGCGCGGCGATATCGTTCGGCCGATGTGCGAGCATCACTTTTGCCGGTGCATGCGCGCGGGCGAATTGCTCACAATCTACGACCGCACCGGGCACGTGCGCTACTTGCGCGAGGCAATCGCGGTTCACAATCAATCCGTGTTTTGCAAATATCCGGTGACGCACAATGAATGATTCGCCGCGCAACGTGGTTGCACTCGTGCCGTATACCGAACCATGCATCGAGGTGAGCAAGTTGCGCTCGGTCGATGACGCGGGCGCGTTCGTGTTTGATCGGTGGTGCTATGTGCATAGTCACTGGCTCAACGATGGCCCGCGTGTTGAGACGGTCGTCGAAAAGATGGTGCGCGAATTGCGCGACATGCGATGAGCAAGCTCGATGACATAGCGCGCGAGCAAGAGCGCGTCGCCGAGAAGGCGAAGGAACTCGAAAAAAAAGCCGAGCGCAAAGCCGAGCAGAAAAAGAAAAAGCAACACGCCGAAGGCTGGCAAAAAAAATTGCGCTCAACGACGAACGGCAAAGAGTTGCGCGGCGACTTTGCAAATGTGTTTCTCGCGTTTGAACATTGCCCGAAGCTCATCGGCTTAATTCGCTACAACCAATTATCGAGATGCGTCGAACTGCAACGCGCGCCGCCGTGGCGCACGCTCACCGACGGCATCGAATGGAGCGATGATGATGACATTGACCTTGCCAATTTTTTACAGTTGGAGGATATCCCCGTGACAAACGAAAGAATGGTGGCGCGCGTAGCGCATTCGGTCGCGACAAAAAATAGTTTTCATCCCGTCGCCGATTGGTTGCGGTCGCTTAAATGGGACGGCGAACCGCGCATCAAAGAGGTGCTCATTGAAACGCTCGGCGCGCAAGGCGATGCGGAGTATTTGAACGGTGTTTTGCGGCGTTTTTTAATTTCCGCCGTGGCGCGCGCGTTCAAGCCCGGCACAAAATGCGATCACATGTTAGTGCTCATCGGCCCGCAGGGCACGAGCAAATCGACATTCGCGCAAGTGCTCGGCGGCAAATGGGCCGTCGAAAGCAATTCGACATTCGGCACAAAAGATTCGATACAGGAACTAGAGGGCGCATGGATTATCGAGGTCGGCGAACTCTCATCGCTCAGTCGCTCGCGTCTTGACACGATGAATCATTACGTGTCGCGCTTGGTCGATCATTTTCGGCCGAGCTACGGCCGCGCGGTCGTCAATCAAAAGCGCTCGTGCGTGTTCATCGGCACGACCAACGAAATCAAATTTTTGCGCGACTATACGGGCGGCCGCCGCTTCTGGCCGATTATGTGCGGCGAAATTAATTTGCAATTGCTCCGCGACAATCTAGAGCAGTTATGGGCCGAGGCGGTCGCGGCATTCAACGCGGGCGAGCAATGGTATCTCACCAAAGCCGAGGAAAAATTGGCGGCGAACATTCAAGAGGGGCATCGCGTTATCAGTGAAATCGAGGAGGACGTGCGCGGGTGGCTTGAAAATTGTTTGCTCGAAACGCCGAAGCCGCGCACGACGACGACGGTCAATGATGTTTTCAATGCGATTGCGGGCGACCATGAGCGACGCAATTTGAGCGCACGCCGTCAAGTCGAGCAAGCGATTGCACAAGCCATGCGCCGCGCGGGCTGGGTGTGCAAAGGGCGTCACGGTCAGATGCGGCGCACCTATTACGAGTACACGCCGCCCGAAGGGGGTGACGAGGGTGACGAGGTAAAACCGACTTTTCAACACTTGCCGGATAATGATGACCTCGATTCGGTATTTCCCTAAATGTTAAAAAGTGGTATTGACCTTGTCACCTTGTCTAGGGCACGAAGGCGAAAAAAATGAACCTTGATGACGACACGATAGCGGCGGCCGAGGCGGTGAGCGCGGCGTGCGAATTGTTATTGCATGGCAAGGGCCCGCTCGTTCAATCGGCGGCGCTCCTTAATTTGCATGCAAAATATTTGTCGGGGTTCGCCTTTGAGATGCGCCCGGAACTCTTGAAAATGCATGTCGATGCCGTGTTGTTACTCGCTCAAGTTGAATGGGAGTTGCGCAACGATGCAAACGCAAATCGACATTGACGACGTGTTGCAACCCAATCGCAAAAGGCGCGCACGCCGCGCGATTGCGGGGTTTGATTATCGAACGGGCGAGCACATCGAAAAATCGGCGCGTGAATGGCGCGACCTTCGCGAATCGATCATTGCCGACGGCGGGTTTGCGAAATGGTGTCACGGCGAGCAATGGCTATTCAGCAAGCATCGCGCCTGGCTTTATGAAATTTATTATCGCGACCGCGCCGACGGAGTGTAAACCGATGCGCAATCGAATCTCAAAGCAACCGGCATCGATGCATAGCGTGCGCTACTTGAAAGAGCAACGCGCACGCATGCAATTGACGCGCGATCCGAAAGTGTCGGCCATGTATGACTCGCGTGAATGGTTCATCTTGCGCGCTCAAGTCAAACGCGATGCGGACGGGCGGTGTCAATGGCCGAACTGTACGGCGAGCGGTGTGTGCGTCGATCACCGCAACCCGCATCGAGGAGACCGAGCGTTATTTTTCAGTCGCGCGAATTTGTGGTTGCTCTGCAAGACGCATCACGACAAGAAAACGGCGCGATTCGATGGCGGATTCGGCAACGCGCGAAAGACGCTTGCCGATGGGGTGGCGATATGGCCCGCAGCGGGCCCGCCGCGCGACTATCACAAACCGAGGTGAGCACCATGACAAGCAAAGAGCGCTCGAAATTTCATTCAATTCACATGATGCCCGCCGCGCCGGGGTTTTTCACGGTGCGGGAACACGAAAAGACGAACGACTTGTATTTAGGGCCGCCGATTGTCGCGTGGCAAATCACAACGTACGTGCGCGGAAAGATTGACGATGAATTGGGCGCGGATACTTCCGTGGTGTGTTTGCCGATCACGGTCGAGGGCGAGGCGCAAGCCGATAGCGTCGGCGTGCAATATCCCGACGGCCGAGTGATGGTATTCGGCGAGCCTTATAGCGATGACTTTGCAATGGCGTTTCGGGCTCATCGCGAAGCATTGGCCGAGGTCGAGCGAATGCGCGCGCAAGGTGCTTTGCAGCGATGAAATTTGAGAGCACAAAAAAAGACTTGCGACGGCGTACGGTGTGGAACTACCTACACACCGCAACGCTCGACCGTTCGCGTGAGGTCGTGTTGTATCTTGCCGGTGAGGGTGACTTTGACCGCGCGCACGGTTTGCGACGGGGTTTCATCGATGAGAATTTGATTGCAGTCGAAAGCGACGCGGAGATTGTTCGCGCGTTGCGTGCGCGTGGTGTGAATGTCATCCCTCGGCCATTGCTTGAGGTGGTGGCAATGTGGCCCGCCGAGGTTCACGTTGCCGGTCTCTTGGCCGACTTGCAATGTGGTCTTGAGGTGAGCGTGTTGCAATTGCTCATGCTATGGCAACGGCACCCCGCGTTCGCGTGCTCGATGATATACGTGAATCTACAGCGCGGCCGCGAACACAATGACGTTGTGTTGCAGCTATGCGAGCAAGCTCAATCGAGTATGAAAGAAATTCGCGCGCTAACCAATGGCGCGGCAAGTGAGCGTCATCGCGGCGTTGCGGCGTCGCGATGGTTGCTCGCGTCGAATTTGCTCGCGATGTGTAACACGCTCGGCCGTTTGCCGACCGATGCCGAGGCAAAGCCTTGGGTGCATACGACGACGCGCATCTTGCCGCCTTATCGCTCCTCACGTGTTGTGATGGATGGTGTGTGCTTGTTCAATAGGCCGGGGCAACACTCGGCCGAGGCGACGCAAATATTCATCGAGCGCATGAAAGGCGGCGCATCATTGACCGGTGCGACGATGGCCCGCGCATTCGATGCAACCGACCTTGCGCGCACGCGCCGATGTATCTCGGCCGCGCTTGCGGTGCGAACCGCTCGCCTCGGGGTTGAAAGCAATCATGCACGGGCTCGACTCGGTCGCGCATGTTCGTGAGCGCGGGGTTGCTCGATCACTCGATGCCGG